TACAAGAGGATTTGTTCAAGCTATAACTGATAGCGCAGAATCACTTCGTTTAAATGAAAATGCAACACCAAGAGGTGAAGATTTTACTTATGACTATGAAGATATAGGTCAATTTTATTTAGAGGGATTTGGAAAAGAACATACTCTAACCCAAGACCAATTAGGAAAGTTAGGTAAAAAAATTACTGATAAATTATATGGTGGTGATATTGGTAAAGCATATGACGCTGTTGTAAACCCCCATAAAAACCCTTACGATATAAAAGAAGAAATTCCTACTGCTGCTATGTCAAAGATAAATAGTACTGTTACAACTATTCCATCTGCTGCTGAACAAATGTTAGATTTCTTTAATCAAATGGCAGAAAAAGAAACACTGGATTTCATGAAAAATCCAAAATTTAAGATGGCAATAAATAACTTAAAGAGTTTAGCAGGAGATAAAGAAGAAACACCTGTAACTGAAGATGAAGATAAAGAACCAACTAAATCTGATATTAAAAAAACTAAGGGTTTAGCTAAAGCCAAAGAAGAATTAGCTTTATTAACTCGTGAAATGAAGTCATTAGCTAAGAAATATTCTAAAGCTGAAGGTGAAGAAAAAGAAAAATTAGTAAAAACCTTAAAGGCAAAAACTAAATTAAAAAAAGAACTAGAAAGTATTCTAGATAAAAAGAAGATATAATGTCATCTAAGGAAAGGTTTTTATACATTGCTATAGTATTTTTTGGTGCCTATTATTTAATTAATATGTATTCTTCTAATGAAGATGAATATATCAATGAATATAATAATAAAATAGAGGCATTAGAAAGTAAAATTAATTCTTTACATAGTATAAATGAGGAACTAACCTTAGAAATTGATACATTAAATAATCAAATAATTAAATTAGATCAGGAAATTAGTAAACAGGATATTAAAATAGTTACATTAAAAAGACAAACAAATGAAAAAGTTAATAATGTTGATTCTTTTGGGGATGATGAGCTTGAACAGTTTTTCGCAGAACGTTATGGACAGTACTTCGATTCAACTAAAAAAGCCGATAGTTCGTCTAGTAATTAAAGATTTAATAACTGGAGATAGTTATAAAAAAGAATTAAATTTAGTGACAACTAAATATTCTTTATTAGAAAATAAAATTATATTAAAAGATAGTGTTATTAATAATCTTAACTTTAAGATTAATAATTTTAATTCTATAATAAATACAAAAAGTTCTCAATTAGAAGTTACCCAAGAACTTAATGATAAATTAAAGCTTGAAATTAAAAAGCAAAAATTTAAAAATAAACTAACAGCAGGGGCTGGAGTAGTAGCTGTATTAGCTGCATTACTTTTAGTAAAATAGCATGTCTGACTTAAAAAAAGTAATACGTCAAGAATATTTAAAATGTGCCCAAGACCCAGTACACTTTATGCGTAAGTACTGTTATATACAGCATCCACAACGTGGACGTATACAGTTTAATCTATACCCATTCCAAGAAAAAGTATTAACGTTATTTCAAGAAAATCCTTATAGTGTAGTACTAAAATCTAGACAGTTAGGTATCTCTACTCTAGGTGCAGGTTATTCATTATGGTTAATGACATTTCATAAGGATAAAAATATTCTTTGTATTGCAACTAAGCAAGAAACAGCTAAAAACATGGTTACAAAGGTAAAATTTATGTACGAAAACTTACCTTCATGGCTTAAAATAGATGCTCCTGAAAATAATAAATTAACTTTACGATTAGCAAATGGGTCTCAAATTAAAGCAACATCCGCTTCAAGTGATGCAGGTAGATCTGAAGCAGTATCCTTACTATTAATTGATGAAGCTGCCTTTATTGATAATATTGGAGAAATTTGGGCATCAGCACAACAAACTCTAGCTACAGGGGGTGGTTGTATAGCATTGTCTACACCTTATGGTACTGGTAATTGGTTTCACCAAACATGGGTTAGAGCAGAAAATAGAGAAAATCAATTTTTACCTATAAAACTCCCTTGGTATGTACATCCAGAAAGAGATCAAAAATGGAGAGATACACAAGATGAATTATTAGGTGATCCTAGGATGGCAGCACAAGAGTGTGATTGTGATTTTAGTACCTCTGGTGATATTGTGTTTTATCCTGAATATATAGACTTTTATGAAAAAACATATGTAAAAGATCCTATGGAAAGAAGAGGAGCAGACCAAAATTTATGGGTTTGGGAATCCCCTGATTATACAAGAGATTATGTCGTAGTAGCTGATGTTGCTCGAGGAGATGGTAAAGATTACTCAGCATGTCATGTAATTGATGTAGCAAATAACACACAAGTTGCAGAATACAAAGGTCAATTAGGTACAAAAGAGTATGGACATTTATTAGTCGGTTTAGCTACTGAATATAATGAAGCAATGCTCGTAATAGAAAATGCCAATATAGGTTGGGCAACTATACAAGTTGCTTTAGATAGACAATACCCTAATCTTTACTATTCACAAAAGAGTGATTCCCCAAATGCTAATTCGTATTTTGATAAATACCAAGACCATTCAAAAATGGTAGCTGGTTTTACAATGTCTTCTAGAACACGCCCTATGGTAATAGGTAAGTTTCAAGAATACATTAGTGATAAAGGGGTAACGATACAATCAAAAAGATTGTTAGAAGAAATGAAAACCTTTATATGGAAAAATAATAGGGCAGAAGCACAAAGTGGGTATAATGATGATTTAGTAATGTCTTTTGGTATAGCTATGTATATTAGAGACACAGCATTAAAATTAAGACAACAAGGATTACAGGCTACTAAAAATGCTTTAGGGGGTATGACTGTAAATAGAACAGAATATCAAGGAGGGTATGGTTTTTCAAAAGGGTCTGATAATCCATATCATCAAGATATGGGGGGTAACAAAGAAGATATTAGATGGCTTCTTTAGGTAATATTTATAATAATAATAACAAATTATGGCTGATAAAAGCGTATTTACAAGATTAAAAAGATTATTTTCAAATGATGTAATTATTAGGAATGTTGGGGGTAACCAAATTAAAGTAATTGATAGTGGTAAAATCCAATCCACAGGTGAATTAGAAACAAATTCATTAATGGACAGATATAATAGAATATTTTCTACTAGTCCATCATCTTTGTATGGAGCCCAATTTAATATCAATTATCAATATTTAAGACCCCAATTATATTCAGAATATGATGTAATGGATAATGATGCTATTATTGCTTCTGCTTTAGATATTTTGGCGGATGAGTCTACTTTAAAAAATGATATGGGTGAAGTGCTTCAAATTAGAAGTGCTAATGAAGATATACAAAAAATATTATATAATTTATTTTATGATGTATTAAATGTAGAGTTTAATTTATGGATGTGGATACGCCAAATGTGTAAATATGGTGATTTTTTCTTAAAATTGGATATAGCAGAAAAATTTGGTGTTTACAATGTAGTACCTTATACCGCTTATCATATTGAAAGACAAGAAGGATTCGACCCAGAAAACCCATCTGCTATTAGATATAGATATGCTATGGATGGAATGGACAACTTAAGTTCAGGTATGTATCCAGTTCCAGGAGCAGGTGGTGGTAATTTAATGAATGAAACTGGTATATTCTTTGACAATTATGAAATGGCTCATTTTAGATTAATATCTGATGTTAATTATTTGCCTTATGGTAGATCATATATAGAACCTGCTCGTAAATTATATAAACAATATGTTTTAATGGAAGATGCAATGTTAATTCATAGAATTTCTCGTGCCCCTGAAAAACGTATTTTTTACATGAATGTTGGTTCTATACCTCCAAACGAGATAGATGCATTTATGCAAAAAACAATTAGCAATTTAAAACGTACACCATTCCAGGATAATAAAACAGGTGAATATAATTTAAAATTCAATCAACAAAACATGTTGGAAGATTTTTACATTCCTGTTCGTGGAAATGATCAAACAACTAAAATTGAAACTGCACCTGGATTACAATACGATGGTATCCAAGATGTAGAATATTTAAGAGGTAAATTATTTGCTGCACTTAAAATACCAAAAGCATTTTTAGGATATGAAGAAGATATTGAGGGTAAATCAACATTAGCAGCACAGGATATTAGATTTGCTCGTACTATTGAAAGATTACAAAGAATAATACTATCAGAGTTAAATAAAATTGCTTTAGTACATTTGTATACCCAAGGTTATACAGACGAAACATTAACTAACTTTACATTACAGATGGCTAGCCCATCAATAGTATTAGAACAAGAAAAAATTGAATTATTAAAATCTAAGACTGAGTTAGCTGGTACCATGTTAGAACAAGGTTTAGTACCCTCAGATTGGATTTATGATAACGTATATCATTTTAGTGAAGATCAATATGATGAATATAGAGACTTATCTAGGGAAGATGCTAAACGTAAATTTAGAATAGCACAAATTGAAGCTGAAGGAAATGATCCTGTAGAAACCGGTAAATCATATGGTACACCCCATGATTTAGCTTCATTATATGGTAAAGGAAGAACAATGTCAGATCCAGGCAATGTACCTGATGGTTATAATGAAGATGACCCTAAATTAGGTCGTCCACAAAATACTATTACTAGTAGAAATAAACAAGATTCTAACTTTGGTAAGGATAGATTAGGAGTTGCTGGTATGAAAAATAAAGATAAAAATGATTCTGATTCTATACGTAATAATTTTAAAGGTGGTAGCCCATTAGCTCTTGAAGGTGCTAAAGTATCATTCTTAAAAAATAAACAAATATTTGAAGCTTTAGATAAAAAGAATTTAGTATTTAAGTCTGATAAAGACGAGAGTAAACTATTAGATGAAAACCAATTAAAGAAGTAAAAAACTTCACATATTTATAAATAAATATATTTTTTGATGAAAATAAAACACTCAAAGTACAAAAACACAGGAATATTATTTGAACTGTTAGTACGCCAGATTACCGCTGATACACTTAAAGGTGGTAATTCACCCGCTATAGATATCTTAAAAGAATATTTTGTAAATACTTCTTTAGGTAAAGAATATAAATTATATGAATCTGTACTTAAATCTAAAGTAGTAACTGAAGGTAGAGCTACATTAGTAATTGATACTATATTAGAGGCATCTACTAAATTTAATAGAAAATCTCTAAAAAAACAAAAATATAATTTAATTAATGAAATTAAAAAACATTATAATTTAGAATCTTTTTTCGGTTCTAAAATATCAAACTATAAAGAATTAGCAGCTTTATACACATTAATAGAAAATATTAATTCATCTTCTATTTCTAACCCTACACAATTAGTAGATAATAAAGTTACTTTGTTAGAACATTTAACTAAAAAAGAAGTTAACCAAGATTCAAAACAAACGGTACTAAAAGAATTTTCAAAATATGATAATGATGTAAGAACTCTTACATATAGAGTATTATTAGAGAAATTTAATGATAAATATGATGTTTTAACAACATCCCAAAAACAA